ACCGCACAAACTGAGTTTAACCCCCCAGTTTTGCCATATGCGGCTTACACCGTTGAACGGTGTTGTGACGATGCGACGCCACGGGCAATTTTGGCTGCCCTACTCTCAGACCTCTCACACACCGCTATGTTCTCACACCGCTATATGTTTGGGTCGAGTCACACGAGCGTGACTAGTGATTGCCCCCCCACGCGAATCTGGGCGTCTCTCGGACGCCGGTACCAGCTTGTAGCTGTTCCCGGCCCTGCGTTCCTGGAAGCGAGTCTGTCGCTCCCATTCCAGCAAGACCTGGGTAGGCCATCTCGCGTGGTGGTGCAGTCACTAACAAAAATCAGGCTAGTGGTCATCGTTTTCAAAGACAACGTGGGCCGCCACCTCACGATGTCTTATATTCTCTTGGCGTGACTAGGATGCGCCATCCCCCTCGTCGAACACGTCATTCAACAAACAAAGCAACCTACAAGGCAGCCATTGCAATGCGCGGTGCAGCCCACTCCAGGCCCGAGAGTGCTGCACCCGCTGCACGCAAAGCGTAACGGGAGACCATCTCCATCCCCCGTCGAACTCCTCCACTGGCAAGGTAGCCAGCGAACCCAACTGTGCCTGCCTCAGCTACGTCCTCAACGCCGTGGCCAAGAGACTCGGCCGCAGCGGTGATTTGGTGCCAAACACTGGGTGGGGTCGGCGCATAATGCGTCTGGGAAGCATGCATCGGGTTCTTGACAGACAGCCTGACGCGCCATTGCACAGCAACGTTGACGATGAGCTGCTTGCGATAGGGGTTAAGAATGTACCCCGGCTTGAATGCTGCAAACTCACAGAAGCTGCTGGTGTTGTCAGTGGTCACGCCAGCCTCGTTCCACGTGTGGTTGCCAAGTGACTGCTGCTCCTCAAGGGACTCAAAATCAGCCATGTCCACCTGGTTGCCGGGCAGCAGGTTGACCTGCTGCGACCGCATTGACAATGCAGCCGTGGACATTACCTTGTGAGGTGTGAAGCTGATGAGGCTCCTCTGGAGATCACCGATGGTCGTGCCATCGGCAGTCGGTGAACCCATGATTGACTTGCCGCGCCCTAGGTACACCACGCCAGATGCATCCGTGAGTGAATCAACGGCCGTGACCTGGAAGGACACTGCTGCTGGGACACACTCGAAGTCATCACGATCTGTCGTGGGTAGGGGCACTGTGAAAGTCTTCACACTGGCGCCAAGGAGTGGAGTGGATGTCAACTCCTGAACCTCCACGTCGCTGTCTCCCAGGGAAAGACCGATGTAATTGGTCCATTCATTCGACTTCGCGGACCCCAGAGGCTGATTACGGGCTATCATGGGCCCTAAGAGCATCATGTAATCGGAAAGCTCAAATGATGTCTTGGTAGTGACCATCATGTGGGGTGCCGTTGGGACGGTGAGGGGCATGTGCGCCGGGTGAAATGCATTGAACACTCCACGAGAAATCTCAAGAGCGCTTGGATTGCGTCTGCCGCCATTTCCAGGCCGCGTGCGGCGCGACGAACGCCCATTAGGGCGGGTGCACACGGCACTTTGGCTGGAATTGCTGCCATTCCGTTGTCCTGCATTGTTCTGTTTGTTCTTCTTTCCATTAGCCATGCGACTAACTCGATGTTCGGTATCTATATACACTATTTACAATTATTAAAAACCCCGAGTGGTCAGATTGTGGTGAGGCCCATGGCCACTGCCGGGTTGACGGTGCTGGTACTACAATCGCCTACCACGAAAGTGGCTAGTTCCTTTTCCATAGCAATCTGCATTGAGGGGGGGTAGCCAAAGGCCGAGTAAAAGCTCACGCGGCACGCCTGCGTCACTTCAACTCTGTCGCCTGATCTGATTCTGGGGATCTTCGACAACCGCAAGAAGCCTGAATCTGAGACACAATATTTGTTTCCAAGATTGGAATCCTGTCCGTTCCGACGGTAGGCCTCATAGTATGCGGAGTATATGGGCATGTCACCATACAAAGCGTGACCGCCCACTCCAACCTGATATGCCCACCTCCTATAGTCCGCGCGGGTCGACTCGCCTAGTGCAATCGCATCTTTGGCGAACGCACTTGATGGCTGGCGAACCATAACCCACTCGGACCCGGAATACACGGGCTGCATTTGGCAAAACACAACCTTTTCAAACACACGGACTGGCTCCTCCCTTTCCATCTCAAATCCATACTTCAAAAACCAGGCATTTAGCCCGTCAAGTTTGGGAACATCTCCCTCACTCACGAACAAGACACAGTCGTCTCCATTGTTGACGAACTCTGCCTTAATGCCCAGCTCCCGGATGTACTCCCTCACGAGCGTGCACATGATCAGACAATTGCCGAGCGATGTGTTCATATCCCCGCTTGCGCGGGTACCATGAACCTCGTATTCCACTCGGTAGCCATCTATGTCTGACCGGCCTTTGTTCTTAAGCTGCTGGTTCAGGAGTGCTATCAATTCTCCATCATAACCAAACAGCCGCTTATACACGCTGTGCTCCCATTTAAGGGCGTCACGCGAGACGTGCTGATCGAACCTGCTGGCATCAATACCAATTGCCACTGGTCTTTTCACACGTTCCCACTTAGCCCTTAGAACCGCTGCTACCTCTACCACGGTTCGCCCCTTCATCACTACTCCCTCGTCATCACCTCCCCACTCGAGTGCGAGAGCCTTGTATATACAACTCTCGACACGCCTGGTGTACAGCCCTAAGGCCAGGTTGTACACGGGGGTTCTTGGCTGGATCACGCGTGGCGCCGGATCCTTCTTCTTGGTGAAATTCGTCTTCTCGAACTTCACGAAGGCCTTGATCCGAGCATCGCGTACGATCCACCCCCTCTCACGGTAGCGTTGCGCAGCGCGCGCATAGAGCATCTTCTTGTTGTTGGGACACTGTTCGATGAATTGTTTGCAGGTCAACCTCTCCAACGGAAGGTGGGTAATGCTCTTC